TTGGTTCAAAATTTGTGCTTCCTGATAATGCCATTATTTATTATCCTCTTGGTTATACAAATTATCAAATGTTATGTTTGGATCTATATAACTTTCATGTTGTTCTGCTGAATGCGTCCATTGAGAAGGCATAAAGTCTGGAGCTCCCTCACCTACACGCCATAAAGCAGGATTTGTAGCTCTTACTCTGTTATTTGGTAAAGCTACAAAGTTGCCAGTATATTCACCAGCATCTGTTAAATATAACACATGTGATTGCTTATGTTGAGCAGGATCATCTGCAATAGAGTTTTCTGTGTAATCTACCGTAAACAAATACTTACCCATATGAAACTCACCACCTATTTTACAGAGCCAGGGTGATGAACTTACTCTATCTAAAACTACAACAGAGTGATCATGACTTAAACAATCCCAAGGTTGAGCTAAGTGATCTTCCATAGGAGTAGGCCATTCTTCTAATGGTATATCAGCTACTAAACCCTGAATTGGCATTCTTGCCCACATAGCACCACCATGAACATTTGGTGCATCTTCTTCATTATCTATCTCACATCCAGTAAAAACTACTTGAAATGATAAAGATCTATCTGGAATGGTATTAACACCTATAACGAGAGCGTGTAGATACTCTCCGTGATAATTACTGTGGTTGGCTGTAAATTCTTTTCTTACCCAACACTTAAACTGAGGTATGTTAGAAATTAAGTATGACATTTAAGGTGCAAATTAAACTTTGCCGCCTTTTGACATATATTTAGTTCCTTTCATAGCTCCACCTTTTGACATGTACTTAGTGCCCTTCATAGCACCGCCTTTTGCCATGTATTTAGTTCCTTTAACAGAACCGCCCATAGCGTATCCTTTAGTTCTTTTATACATTATTTTTTACCTTTTTTTGTACTGCTTTTTTTTACAGGTGTTTTTTTCTTGGCAGGAGCTTTCTTTTTAGGCATATTTATGTAAATACGTTCATCCTTTACTGGCTCATCTGGTCTTACTTTAGCGTTTAACCTTGCTTGTAATTTTGGATCCTCAGATTTTTTCTTTGGCATAATTTCTCCTAGCTTATAGTGGTTACTTTTCTGCGGTTATTCATAACTTTACCACAACCTTTAGCTATAAAACCACCATTTTTCTTTTTAACTCTGTTTTGTGCGGCCATTGATCTTTCTATAGCAGCACCTCTTTTTTTCTCGTAGGAAGATAATTTACCGTCTTTATTAAGATCTGCTTTGTTTTTATTCATAGGGCCTCCTTGACTCATTGAAACTTTTGCTTTTTTAGTATTAGCAACTACTGTCTTGCCTTTACTGCCTGCTCTTTTTTTCTTTAGTGCCGTTGCTCTTCTTTCAGATTTTGACAGACTATTTGCTTTAGATGCAGGCAAACATCTATCTGGATTTTTTTTATCTTTGCTTGTGCCACAAGCTCCTTTAATAGATCCATCTGTACCTATACGTTTCCAATTTTGACCTTCCCAATCAGCAAGTTGTCCCATTATCTTAATCTAGCTTTCATAACAATACCTTGGCCCCTTATAACTGGACCACCTTTAGCTTTTTTTGTTCTTTTAGATTTTTTAGCATAGTTTGGATCTTTGCAATACTTAGATGCAGCCATATTTGCATAAGCTGAAGGATATGTATCAAAAGTTCTTTTTGCCCAAGCTTTACCAGAAGGACAAATTTTACCACCACTTTTTGCTTTAGCCATTTAACAATCCCAGTCTCTTCTAGCCCAATAATTAGCACTACATCTATCTGTAGTACCGCTCATGCCACCACTACGGGCACAATAAGATTTTTTTCTGGATTTAGTGTTTTTGTGCATACCGAGTTTGGCATCACCAAAGGTTATACGTTTAACTCTAGAACTTTCGCTACTACAACCTTTGACAAAGACTTCTTTTCGTTTCTTACCATATCCAGGGCTACCTTTTGAAATAGCCCTAGGTCTGTTTAAAGTTACAGTTTTGCCTTTATATTCCGCCATTCATTAATAGTTTTTATTAAGAACTAAAATAATTGAATATGTGTCACCACTAGAGTGTCCAACAGTAGTAAGGTCAATATCTCCAGTAACTCCACTTCCTGCATTATTTGGTATGCCTGTAAATAGGTCATAATACTCATCTCCAGTGCTATCTGATGGTAAACCAGTTAATAACACATTAGAAGTAGCATCAAACTCTAAATTTACACCCATACCTCTAGTAGCCCAATATATTCTAGCGACTGATACTGAAGTACAAGACTCTCCTGCACTATTTGTAGTAAGTGCAGAAACGTCTACTTTCTTTACAGCCGATTCACCTGTGCCATCTGACACATTAGTAAACTTCATAATAGCAGTCTTTTCGCCATCTTGAATGGTTTGTGATGTTACTGCATCAGCCATAATTTACTCCTTATCTTTCAACTGCTGCTACTACGTAGTCAATAGTCATAGTTTGTGCAGAAGCTTCACCATTTTGAATACCGAATGAAACTGTTAATTCCTCATCATCTGGTAAATTAGTGTTTGCTACAGCTACAGGTTCTGCATTATTTACTGAGTAATAAACTTTTGAAGTGTCTGGGTCAATAAACCAAGTTACTGTAATAAAAGTATCATCCGCCATAGTTGCTACATCTTCTGTAGTTGTTGCACTGTTATTTTTCTCTACTAAGAAATCTAAACCTGCATCACCGTCTGCTGAAATAAAGAATACACCGTCTGTAGTATCAAGTGGTGTTGTATCTGTAATTCCAAGGCCTATAACAAAGTCTGATTGATCTACATCATTTACTTTGAATCTAGCTGAGAAGTATGCTCTTTTACTTGTGCTTAACTTAAATGCTTCGCCTTTTAATTGTAAAAAGTCTAAGTCATTATCTCCAGCAGCATTAGTAAGCAATAAAGCCCCACCTGCTGACGAAGTTACAGCTTCAGTTGCACTACCTGTACCTGCTTCAGTAGTCGTAATAGTCCAGTCGCCTGAGTTATACGTCATGAAATCATTATGATACATATAGAATGTTTGGTCAGATGGATATGGTGCAAACATAGGCATATCTTTTTTATGCTTAGTTGCAACAGTATTACCTGCCCATAATATTAAGTTTTGAAAATGTGGATTAGCCATTATGAACTCCTTTACTTGTATTAATGGAAATCGAAATCGATCCTCATTAAGCTAATTAATTTTTTAACTATCTTGAGTTTACACCTAGAAATAAAAGTAATCAACAAAAAAAGGGAGCCGAAGCTCCCTTAGTAATTGTAGTTGAGTGAGAAACGCTACAATAATTCGTTCCTTTAAGCTCCTTGAGAGCCGTAAACGGCTCTAAAGTTTGAATATCCGAAGCTATAACGCTCTCTAGCCTTATATCTCATGTTGCCAGTATCGAAGTCACCTTCCAATGAAGTTGTCATTGGAGATCTTTCAAAATACTTAAATCCGTCAGGACAGTCTGTTTTCAAGAAGAAAGCATCTGTATCTGTCAGATAGTTATTTACAACATAACCATCAGGTAGCATACCAGTATTCTTAATAGCATTAATGTCGTTGTCAGACGTACCAACTCTTCCAGGAGTTTGTAATAATCTGTCAGCAACAAATACTAATTGTGGTGGAATAATTAGCTTCATACCTTTTAACGCAATGTTAAGACCTTTATCATCCGTAAATGTAGAGATATTAATTAATGCGTCTTCAAGTGAAGTTTCATTAAGATCCGCCATAGTGGTAGCTCTGTTTGCTAGTGAACCGCCGCCGCCTAGTGGATGATCTGTAGCTACAAGCACTTTACCATCACCACCTGTTGTAGAGAACGCATTGTTCAATACAGATGCAGCTTTGATTTGCTTTGTATTAGCCATAGACCTTGCTAGTGCTTTGGTGTATCTTGCTCCGAGTCTATCATAAAGATTATCTTCAACTGCTTCTTCGGTTAGTGCGAATGCTAAAGCCACTGTTTCGTGGGTGTAACGAGATGTATAACCTTCGTTAGCTGTATCAAATCTGACACCGCTACCTTCGGATTTTACTTCCGCATTACCAAACCCTACTATTAGGGTTTCTTCTTCAAACGCTCTATCAGAAGTTTCAGTATCGAAAATTTCTGTATGTTGAGATTCGTATCTTGAGTATTCCATACCGAACAAGGCATTCAAACCTGGCTCTAATTCTTTCGCTAGTTGCGATCTGTTAATTGCCATTATTTATACTCCTGTTGGATCGACATAGAAATGCTCATTAAATTTAACAATCACATTCACGTTAGCTGAACCTGTTGTACTGTTATCTGGGTCACTCGAAAAGCCCATAATTCTGAACGTAGCAGTTGTAGCTGCTGTTGTTCCAGATAGTTCTAAAGCTGACATCCCTGTTTTCACAGAGCCAGCAGTATAGGAAATATCTGCGTTCAAACCGACATCAGTTTGAGCTGGAGAACCTGCACTTTGAATTTCAAATACAGCATCAGGGTCATCTATTACGAATGCTTTAATATCGGACGATACAGTGCCATCAGGAAAGTATGAACTAAAAATAGTTTCACCAGAAGAGTTTGTAAAAGTACACCCTCTAAAAATTCCGATAGACTCATCCCCAGCAGCAGCTACTAAAATAGTACCTGTGTTGAGCATTTTTACTAAATCGCCAGAAAAAATATTCCCAGAAGCACCTGAGGCAATCGCGTATTCTGTAGTTCCACCATTTTGGACTCCAGAACCTAATTTACCTACAACACGTGCTCCGAAAGGGGCATTTTTGTTAGCCATAATAAGTCACCTTATATTTGTTATTTAAAGTTATAGCGATCAACTACGTTGACCACCGCCAAAAGTTACTTTGCTTGATCTCTGAGGATTTAACATCGGAGAACTTGGATCTGATTCCTTCATCATATCGTTATCTACAGCATCTTGCTGAGTTTGTGCACGTTGGGCATAGTAGGAGTTCCTTTCCTCACGTGTTTCATTTGGAATCTTAGCCAATAGCAAACCACCTCGTGCAACAACTCCTGCGTGTTTACCTTGTTGTAATGTGTCAAAACGATCTTGGTCAGAATCATGTAACTCATCAGATCTAACTAGGTCAAAACCTTCGCTTAATCTTGAAGTTATATTCTTACGATCTTCTTGGCCTACAATTTCGGCTCTGATCCACCTGTAAGTATAACCTTCAGGTGCAGGAGGAGTATCCAACGTAGATGGTGGGCTCCATGGTTTGCGAGCTACTTTATCAGCTCGAGTGTCGGCAGAACGTGGTGTTCTGTTTAAATTTTTGTTATCTTTTTCTGTCATAACTATTACCTTTTAACATATTTTGCGTACTCTGTTAAGGGTACGTTTAATCTTTTTGCCATTTGAACTTCTGCTGGCGACAACTTAACTTGTCTTTTTGAGCTAGTATTACCAGCTACTCTGCCTGCTGAAGCCACCTTTTGTTGAGGCTTCGATTTAGCAGAAGACTCTTCAAATTTGTGCGGAAACTCTTTTTTTAACTGTTTATCAACTTCACTATAGTATTCATCCGTTTTAGGATCATAACCTTCCTGGACTAACTTTTGATCTATTGAAAAAGCTGCAAGAGTCATAATTTCATCTTCTCCAAACCAACTATTGTTTTCTACCCACTTTTCTTGTTTTTCATCAAGTTTTGGTGGGGCTTGATATTGTGGAGCTTGATATTGTGGAGTTTGTTGTTGAACATTTTGTTGTAGTTGGCCATTAATATCAACTGGCTGTGATGCTACTTGTTGTTGTATAGCCATTTTAGAAGTATTTACTTTATTTTCTTCTACAGCTATTTTTGCAAGAACATCTTGTGCTTTGGCTACTTTTTCATAATCTTGCACTTCATGTGCAGATTTTAAAGCAGACATAGCTTGTTGTTTTTGTGACTTTAACCTATTTTCTGCTTCCATTAGATAAGATCTATCTAGGTTTGAGCTTTTAGTTTTAAGTTGCTCATTTTCAACAGCAGTTCTTTTTGCATACTCATAAGCAGATTCTTGTCCTCTTTCTGCTTCTCTAAGCTTTCTTGTTAGATTATTTATTCTTTTTTGAACACTTTTAGAGTAATCTTCTAACTCTTCTTCTTTTTTTGCTTCTGGTTCTTCAGAAACATTTTCTATTTTTCCTTCTGCTTCTATATCAACAGAATCCATAGGGATTTGTGTTTTAGGTTTTTCTTCAACAGCCTCTAGTTCAACAATTTCCCCTTCCTCTACTTCATTTTCTTCTACTACCTTTGCATTTTCTTCAGACATATTTTCTCCTTATACTGCAAGAATATCATCAGGATCAAGTATGGTAGCTATCACTTCGTCATCGTTAATGATTCTACATTCAGACTCATCACCTAACTTAAAGCGAGCACCAGCATATCTGCCAATTAATACCCATTGTTTTTCCTGACACCATGGTTCAGCAAATTTATTTGCATCTGCATAGCAATCAGGGCCCATTTTTACCACATAGCCAACAACAGTAGCTAGAGATTCTCTATCTACTGTAGATTGTACTAAGTGGATTCCGCCTTCTGTAACTGCCTTACCTGCATAAGGTAGTATTAACATACGCCAACCTGTTGGTTGTGGCATACGATCTAAAAAGGATTTTTCTAATAAAGTAGGGTCTAAAACCCTTGCTGCTCCAGCAACATAAGCAGTATTTTCTTCTACTTCTTGTTCAGGAGTTTCTGTTTTGTCTTGTTCTTTAGCTTTGAGATCTGCCTCTATGGACTTTGCGACATGATCAGGGACTTGTATCTGGGTCATCTTCTTGTGTTTTTCCTAGCAGTTCTCTAAAAATATTTTCTGCATCGGCTAGAGAACTGTAACGGCCCCGCAGATATTCATATTGAGAAAAGTCTTTACAACCAGACAGCATAGCGTCTTTTGTATCCTCTCTTCTAGCTTCAAGTTCTTTTAAAAACTTTTCAGCAAGCCAAACTGATGACATTAATAAATGCCTGAAAACTTACCACCAAACTCGGCGGCACCCATGCCTCTTGCTTTTCCTTTACCCATACCTGGAGTAGGTTTGGTACTCTTAGAAAAAGTACCAGCTTTAGTTTTTAAAGACGCATTGCCTTTATTGCTATAGCTGTTTTTATTCTTCAATACCTTGGGTGTTTTCTGTTGACTTATTTCTGTTCTTTTAATCATGTGTTTTATTATGTTGTTTGAATTTTAATTTTGCAAGTATTAATTTTTATTTTGTATGTCCATCATTTTAAAACGAGCTTGTTGTTCTAGTCTTGCTCTAGCAGTTTCATCGCGTAATTCTGCTATATCTTCCATAGATCCTATTCTTTCTTTGTCTACATTTATTCTTCTTTGTGCATCTAAAGCTTTACGTTTTTCCTCTTGTAAGAATTGTTGTTGTTCCATAGATAATTCTTGACCTTTAAGAGCAAGCTCTTGTTTTCTGATTGCTACTAATGGATCTTCATCACTTGGATCTGCAACCTTTTGGCTATATTCTGTTATAAGCTGTGCCATGATTGGTGCTGAAAATTGTGCCAATATATCGCCTGCCTGTTGTGCCATTTGTTGTGCTTCTGTTGGATTAGCTTGTTGTGATTGTTGTTGCAACTGTTGAAATTGTTGCATCACCTCTGGTGGCATTTGCTGTTCAGCTAAAGCATCTGCTTGCATTTGTAAATGTTGCATTATATGTGAATGTATCAAAGCTTGTACTTGTGCGTTCATTTGCACAGGCGGTGTCTGTAACAGAGCCATGTGTGTTGCTATATGTGCTTCATGATTTTGTTGGCCAAATGCTTGAGCTTGTTGTCCTAGTAAAAGTTTATTATTTTCAAAACCTGCTTCCAAAGGACTAGGTTCTGTCGGCGGGGGTGGTGTAAGTATTTTTTCTATATTATCCACACCTATAGCTGAGTACATTCTTTTATAGGCTTCATACGTACCAGTAGGTCCATGAACTTCTGGATTAGATTGCACCAATGCCATCATTTCTTGTGCCATAGCAATACGTTGGGATTGACTAAATATATCTGGGTTAGAGATTGGAAATATATCAACCCTATCATCAAAGTCTGTTAATTTAATTTGTGAATTGCCACCAGCTATAGCATATGGATATTCAGGAGGTAAGTATTCTTTAAATACTTGTGCTAGTAGTCTAAATTCTTTTTTCTGTGAATTGTGCAGTCTTTTGTGTATGGCTGATAAAACTTTAGTAGACCTTTCTAGTAAAGCAAGTGTAGTTCCTACAGGTGCATTTGGATTACCTTTACCCGTATTAATTTCAGCAATAGATGCAAACTTTTTACCACCATCTACTAATATACCTAGTAAATTTAATAATGTACCACTAGGTTCTTTAAATGGGAGTGGTTGGATTGATTCTCTAAGTGATCCACCAGGAGCATCAACATCTCTGAACTCTCCAGGTTGAATCGGTGTGTCCTCATCTCTTATTCTAATACCACGAGTCTTAAATCCAGCAGGTAAGTTGGCAAGAGTACCAGCATCTATAAGCTGTCTAAGTATTGATGTAGAAGCTTTTGATAAACCACCTATCATATGTGTAAGACCAAACCCATAAAAACCTAAACCAGGTAAGAACTTAAAGTGAACAAAGTATTCAACTTTATTTTTTAATGGATCTTGTTCTTGAAAGTTTCTACGAATAGATAGAATTTCACTAGAATTAACATCAATGGTAACTATGTAAGGTAGCTTTACACCTGTTGTTTCTCCAGACTCGTCCATATCCTCAAAGCCATCTAATTCTAAATTACAATGCACTTCATACAGCATAGATACTTCACCGTCATCATAAGATGGCTCCATGCCAGATAACTTATCTATTTCTTCTTTTACATCAGATGCATTAATATCATCACCGTAATCTATATCTATTTTACGATAAAAACCAAGAGCTTGTAGTTTTCTAACTTCGTTTTCTGGCATTTTAATAACATTGGTAATTCTAGGACATGATTCTAGATCTGTAGTGTAATAAGGTACGATTAAATCCTCTGGAGCTACAAACTTAGAAACAGCACGACCTAGAGCTTCATCGTAATAAACCTTTTTAAAAGCAGAACCTGCAAGAGGTAAGTAAAACAACATTTGGTCTAACTCTTCATCAAACTCTTCCATAACATGAGTAATCTGATAGTTCATAAACTCTTTTACTCTTTGAGCTTGTTCTTCTACGCCACTATCGTATGCACCAATAACTTGTGTTTTAACAGGTCCACCAGAGGGTAATAATTCTTTGTATGCTTGTGCTTGGAAAGTTGTAACTGCTTCACCTAATAACGGGTGTATAACACCAGATGCACCTTCAAAAGGTTCAGATCTTTCATCGTCAAACTTCATACCTAAATATTTAAGGCCATCGGTATAAGTTTTTTCCCAGTCTTCTCGTGATGATTTGTCTTTTTCAATACCATCCATAAGTTGATTGGATATTCTTGCTAAATCATTATCGTCCATAGATTCAGCTAAGTTTTCATTAAATCCTGTATCTATTTGTTCTTGCATACTGGATTCTAAAACAGCACTACCATCCTCTTGCATAACAAAGTCTTCCATACCAGCTTCTTCAATAGCAGCAAGTGCTACTGACATACCCTCATCACCTAGAGGCATTTGATTTTCTTCATTTAGGATTGTTGGATTAATATCTTTTTCTATTGCCATTAGTAATATACCCTTCTAACTGGTGCTTTGTCTTGATCTGAATAGTCATCGTCAAGAGAAACTAAACCGCCCTCTCTAAATCGCATGAGAGCTTGAGTCATAGTATCACATAAATCGTCATTTTTTCCAAAAGGAAAAGCAGCACACTCCTCTATCATTTCTTCTGCAAATTTCTTTTCTGGTGCATAGACTAATTCAGATTCAAAAATAGGTGCAACTGAGTGCATACGTGTAGATTTGTCGTGTCCTCTAGTAGGCGAGTAATTAACAACAGGGATACCAAGTCTTCTAAGTTCGTGTGTAAGTGGTGTCCCAGAAGCTTTAGCTTCAATTAAAGTCATATCAGGTTCCCAGTATTTATATTCGTTATATGCAATACGTTTTAGCTCTGGAAAGTCCCATCTGCCTTTTTGTGCATCAAGCAAAATAATACAATCAGGTGAATCAGGTGTAGGACGAAATATGCCCCATGTAGATATAGCTGAGTAGTCAGCGTTTTCTTTTTTACTAAAAGCAGTATCGTAGCTTTGTATAATATAACTAACAGGTGGCAATGTATTACCCTCCCATATATTCCACCACTCACGTTTAACAATAGAACCTTCTTCAGAAGTTGGAGTCTGCATCCACTGTGCATTCCATTTTTGTACTGGTAATGAAGCTTTTACTTTATTTAATTCATCTATAGCCCAGAACTCTGGCCACAAAGCATTGTTGGTTTCGGGAAATATAGCGGGAAACTCTACTATTTCCCATTGATCCGCAGCTTCTTCTTGTTGTGCGTCTAAAAGCTTTGCAGTTAAGTCTATAGAACTCCATCTTGTCATAACCAAGATAATGGCTCCTCCTGGTTGTAAACGCTGTCTAGGTCCAGAGGTATACCATTCCCAACAAGATTCTAAGGCACTAGGGCTTAGTGCATCTTGTTCTGAATGTGGGTCATCAATGATAAGAAGATCCGCACCCCTACCCGTAATAGCTCCTCCAACACCTGCTGCAAAGTATTCGCCACCTTTGTTAGTTTCCCAACGACCTGCTGACTTAGAATCAGCTTGTAGTTCCACTTCTGTAAAAATACGTTTATATTCGTCAGTATCCATCATGTTTCTAACTTTACGACCAAATCGTACTGCAAGCTCACCTGTGTGAGTGGTCTGCATGATTTTACGATTCGGTTGCTTACCCATGATCCAAGCAGGGAAATAGGTAGAACAAAACTCTGATTTAGTGTGTCTAGGTGGCATATTAACAATTAATCGGTTAATTTTGCCGTTAGCAACGTCTTCTAGTTTTTGTGCAAAAATTTTGTGATGACGGCCACATATAAACTCTGGCCACATATATTCTACGTAGTTAAGAAAACTGTCTTGGCATTTCTTTTGATTTTTGAGCAACTCTAATCGTTCTTTTAAAACTAAAGTTTCTTTTATTTCTTGATCAGATAGATGTGCTAGTTTCAAAGCTTTCTACCAAAACCTAGTATATCT